CATGATGATTGCACCTTAGCACAAAAGTTGTGTTAAGCAGGACCCCTTACGGGGTCCTGCTTAACACAACTTTTGTGCTAAGGAGCAATCATCATGGTACGCGACGTCGTTAATACTCGAAAGTACTACAGATCCACAGACACTGAGACTGACAACCTTAATGGTGGTCAGACGGTGTCTAAAGGTCCGTTTTCAATTGAGGTTAGTCGATTCGCATTTCGTGATGACGCGGTATCCACGGTTCGTGAGAACCAAGGATACGTACATCCTACTCGTTATGGTACCTGTCGGTACGGTATGGACACAGGTGTGAACTCACGAAAGGAGCATGAGATATGGGGCGTATTTAACCCTTGTTATCATGTTCTCGGCGTGGATCGCACTTATGAATCTATCGGCCTTGCCCCGGAGGGGGTGATAGGTATGTTTGGTACTGTGAGTTCCGTGTATGAGGCCCCACCGGGGTCTTACTATGGAATTTACAAACGTATCCCGGACATTCCAGGTTTCCTGGAATCAAGGGCTCTGCGAGCCTTACAAGATAACGTGCACCAAAAGTCTTGGGCACTTGCGCAGTCTATGGGAGAACTCCCGGAAACTGTACGTATGCTCATTGTGGCGTCGAGACGCCTGCTGATGGCCGTAAGATTGGCCAAAGCGGGTTTAGAGTACCGGCATTTATTAAGCCGTGACGGATACGCTTGGTCCAAGAGATTGGACTCTATCGTAGATAGTCATTTACGCCCTTCGAGGCATAAGTACTTGTACAGCATTGACATCAGGCAACACGATAGGATAATGCGCAAAGCAATGCGCGGGTTATCTTACGAGTCGACCCTTGTGTCTCGTTCAGCCGCCCAAATTCGACGGGCTGGTTCGACAATGATGCGACAAAAACGATCGACCCTGCGCAATATTGCGCAGTACCAACTCGAGTATCAGTATGGGTGGTTACCACTTATGTCTGATATTCAACAGTTGGCTAGTGCGGTTGAATACGGGCTTACTCAGCCCATTTCCGCATATGAAACAGTAACAAAGGAGTCAACTTTTGACTTCTCCGAGCAATCGGAGGATCGTCAATTTGAGACATACGATGTTTCTGGGTCTGGTCGCTACGTTGTAAAAGTAGGTATAAAAGCCTACGTGAGCAACGACACACTCGTTCAAATCGGCAGTCATGGATTGTTAAATCCCGCTGCCCTTGCTTGGGAGTTATTCCCCTTGTCATTTGTAATCGATTGGTTTATGCCAGTTGGTTCCTTTCTGTCCGGTTTAACCTCCCATTTTGGGATGGATTTCCGCGACGGTTATATGACGAAGTATGTTGAATGGAAACGCAGTTCCAGCACGAACATTAAGCCTACGACTCTCACGTGTGTGAACACACCGGAGCGTAAGTTTCATGAGACCGCTGGTTCTCGAGGCGTTAGGTACTATGTAGAAATGCAGAGTTCCGAATGGTTGGAGTGCATGTATCGTGACCACATGATCACGCTCATCCCACCCGTCCCTTATTGGGATCCCGATCTTGGCAGAGACAAGATAAGGTCTTTACTGACTTTAGCTGCTGCCATGGTCAAATAACCGAGTTATTCCGGTTAGTTATCGGCTAGCGCCACCTATTAAGGTTTCCTTAGTAGAACTATTCCAAGTTAGCTACTTGTTCAAGGATTTCAGCATGCCTGCAATCACATCTTTCGACGTCACTACACGTGACGCAACTCCTTTGGTGAAAACATTCTTGCCAAAGAATATTGTTGGAGACGTAAGCTATTTCAATCTTCCAGGCGCAACCGCGCTGGCAGACGAAACAGTGTCGATCTCCGCTCGCACCAGTTCTGGTGGTTACCGCAAGGTAATCGGCAAGGGTGTTCTACCGGTTGTATCCGAAGATACGTCGACCGGTGTATCAGTGTTTAGTACTGAACGTAAATCTCACTTCAAGTGGGAATTCACGTTTGCTGCTGACGCAACAGAAGCTGAAATGAAGCGTACCGTGGCATTTGCTTACGGCACTCTGGCTGACGATATCATCATCGATGAGATCCTAACTCAGAACGGCAATTTTTATTGATTGCTAATTTCATCAAGTCTCTGCTGCTACGTGTTTCGACACGTAACGCTGGGGCCGTTATGGCCGGGTTATCCGTCCTCCTTGTTACCATAGTATTCGGTGGCAAGGAAACGTACGACGCTATCCAAATTCTTAACGAATTCGGCGTCATACACGCATAACTCTACACGTTCCCATCCTGGGAACTGTGTTTTACTTTAAAAGGAAACACCAAATGACAAATCGACGGAAAAGTCGTCAAGACTTTAATAATCGGTTACCAGCTGGTTTAGGAGGTAAGTTTCGTAAGGAACTCCTTTCTAATTTATCTGATGATACGCCTAAGACTGAGTATCTAAGAGGAGAGATTCTCTCAAAGTACTTGGATCCTAAGGTAGTGTCAGCGGAACAGCGTCGGTCCAATGCCATAGCTAAATGGCTGGATTGCGAGCAAACGAACATGCGTACAAACGAACGTCTTCTTCTTAACGATGAAGATTTCGGCTGGACGACATCAGAGAGGTTTCTCAATGATGTTCGACAGCAGGTTTGTCGCATTCTTGGTCTTGGTGAATTATCTAGGTATACCCTCCACGAAATGGAGGCCCTAGGTGTTCTCAAATTAGTTCCTTTCTCAAATGGAGCTAGTACCCGGATTAAGCGCGGCGAAACTGCCGCGTTAAAAAAGCTCGCTGGTATAGCACATATTACTGAGTCTGCAGTACCCTATTGGGACTTCCTTACGGAAGGAACGGTCTTAGAAGACCATGATTTGCAGATTATGGACAGTAGTATGATGTTTACTGTTGATAAAAAGTCCGATATTGACCGGGTGGCTTGTAAAGAGCCTGAGGTCAATATGTCACTCCAGAGGGGAATCGGCGAATTTATTCGTTCGAAACTCCAGAAGGTTGGGATTGATCTTCGTGATCAGACCCAAAACCAAAGATTAGCTAAAGTTGCTTACGCCCAAGGGCTTGCGACTGTAGACTTGTCTGCGGCCAGTGACTCCATAACGCGTCAGTTGGCATTCCATTGCCTTCCATTTTCGTTATGGTCTATATGCGAAGACTTACGAGTTGAGTCGACCTTGTTACCTGGCTCGGATGAGCCCGTATTCCTAGAGATGTTTTCATCAATGGGAAATGGGTTCACATTTGAGCTTGAATCGCTGCTTTTCTACGCCATTACGCGCGTGGTTGCTAGACGATCTGGTATTAAGGGTCGCATATCTGTTTACGGTGACGACATAATATGTCACCGTAAGATAGTACCTCGCCTTACGCGTTTATTCGCTTGGCTTGGATTCCGTGTGAATCAAAAGAAGACCAACTACGTTGGCCCCTTCCGAGAATCATGCGGGAAGCACTATCACAGAGGACACGATATCACTCCATTCTACATTCGTAGAGAAGTGACTACGATGACGGATCTAATCCGCCATCTCAACCATCTACTAGCCTGGGACTCGAGACTTCCAAATGGTGAGAACGTTCCGTTCTTCACTACAGAGAAGCATGCTGTTTTCCACGCAAAATGGTCGAAGTTTGTTCCCTCCTTTCTATATGGGGGGTATGACACAGATCAAAGTAACGCACTTGTCACAGGGGACCGGCCTCGCAAGAAGCTGGTACCTATAACACGTGATGTGCCGTACGCCTATGCTCCAGCAATGAAGCATTGGTTTATGATGGCTGAACACCAACAACTTGAGTCTAAGAACTACCGTCAAACACCTCCGCGAGGAAGTGCTGTTGGAAAATTCGTGGCTCAGTTGTCATTTGCCGATATTCCTCGACCCATACGGGTAAAGTTATTAAGGCAAGGTGAACACACTATGGGCCGTGGCCCGATGGAGATAACCCCCAAAAAGGATGTTGGTTTCAAAGTTCGTTATAACCGACTACCCTCATGGGAATTACAGTGCGCATGGGATCCTCAGTTACTATTTGAGGACCACAGCGTGGGACGTCTTCCTTAACGGATGACACAGCGATGAGCGCGGGGGATTAAAACCCCCCGCACCTGTCGTTG